GGGCCGCCAAGCCACTGACCAAGGGTTAAAACGCCAGCCATATGTTGTTCTCCAATAAGTTGTAAAATGGCCAGCGTGAGCACTGGTCAAGTTTGTTGATAGTATTTAACGAATAACGAAAAATACCCCGTTTTATGTTATGGAATAACTCCACCGTCAAATGTTGGGTTTGGATTCCAGACTAATGCAATGCTGGAAGTTGATTGACTGCTGTTATTGCCGTTGTTGGTTGAAAATGCCCTAAAGTAGTAGGTGTCTGCAGGTAATCCTGTGATAGCAATTGTACTAACATCAGTGCCCGCAGTGTAGGGACCATTCATAGTGATCAATGAAGTGAATCCACTACTGCTGTTTGTTGAATACTGAAATGTCACACTGCTGACTGTAATACTGCCTGCAGGTATCAATGAATGAATGTAGAAGTGTGGCGTTGTAGCATTTGGAAATAAATCAACGTTGGTAGTTGAAGTAGTGCTGGTTGTTGTATCCCAGAACGGTGCTGATGGAGTTGCAGGTGCCAGTGTCCAAGTAAATGCTGAACTTACAGAACTATTAGGACTGGTTCTATCACCAATGGTTGTTCTTGCTACGAAGTAATAAGTTCCAGCGGCACGCCCTGTAATATTAGGGGTAGTCACAGTATCACCACTGCTGAATGGTCCTTGAACGGTTGCTAAATTACTTATTGGTTCGCCTGAACTTGTGGCAATGAAGAAATCAACTCTATCAACAGGCAAACTTCCATTTGAAATAGTAGTACTCACAGTAAAGAATGGTGTTGCGGCTGTTGCATTGCCAGTGGCTGTTGGTGTTGTTGGTGCAGGCAAACTATTGGCAAATGAACCAATACCACTACCTGTATTCTCACTACTATCCACTAAAACTTCATCAGTGTAGATATCAGCATTGTATTCTAACGCTGTGACTTCAACTCTAATGGTTCCGTCATCACCTTCAACTTCTTTAGTTTTAGTCACACGGAATAATTTTTCATTAAAATCAAATACTTCAGTGGTAAGTTTAACAACATCACCAGCCCTAACACTGAGAGCACTCCAGTCTGCTGTAAATGAAGCAATCAAATCAACACGGCTTTGCTTGAGTTCAATTAAACCCACACGCCCAGCGTGTAAGGCATTGTTGCACATTTCAAGACGTAGGTTCAGTGTGTTGTCTGGCTCTAAGTCATTGCGTTCAAGTGGATCAATTTCCGCTCTGAAATAATCATTCTGATCTCGCAGTTGGCGACTTGCATATTCAACTTCAAGTAAGTTGTAAAGATCTTCTAAACTGGTGGCATTGACTGAGATGTCACCAATGACGTTGTCATCATTGAATTCAAATGCTGTGGCAAGTTCTCCAGCAGTGGCAGCACGGTTGGGAATAACCATCCACTTGCCTTGATTGAAGTCATAGGTTGTCCAACTTTCACAACTCATGCAAAGTTTATCTAAGTTATTTTTAACTGTGTCACCTGTGGATAACACGCCATTCATTTCATAACGAACTTGTGTTGAAGTTGTAATGCCATCACTCTGAAATTGATTTGTTGGAATAGTGTTGCTAATGCTTTTTAGGCTAGTTGATGTTGAACTAATACTGGTCACTGTATTGACACTATCAGTAGGAAAACCAGCACCGTAGCGACTACTAGTGACGTAATCATACCAAACTTCTCCAGGGTTCTTTAGTGTGTTATTGATTTGGAATGTAATCTGTCCCAGACCAGTTGTTCCTTTTTCACTGGAATACTTGACCTGAATAACTGCAAATACCAAACCACTCAATAGGTAGTTGGTATCACTTTCACCTAAGGCAGTGCGGGCATTTTCAGTGTTGCCAGAGGCCTGTGGAGGGAATATCTGATCAGTGGCTGCTGTACTACCTGCGTAGATACGCATTTTAATCAAGCCATCAAAGTTAGTATTGCTGGTTCCAAATCCGTTTTGGTCAATACTGCTAGCAACAATGTGTTGGCTACCAGCGGCTGTTTTCATAACCAACTTCTGATCGTTCCAGTAGATGTCTCCAACTGTGAATGTGCCAGTCTGTGTTTTCTCACTGATAACCAATACATAGGTCATAGTGTCATTGGTAACACTGTCACTGGAACTTAGTCTAGCATCAGTGATAACGCCTTTGGTGTTTGCACTACCATAGACAATAGGTATTTTGTTGTTGGTTGCAGGTGGAAACTGTATGCGAACACCTGGATCCTGTGCTGTACCACCAGCACCTCCACCTGCTCCGTTGATAAGGCGTGATGTCACTGTGGCCAAGCCCAGGGCAATAACTGAGGTGACAAAGGCAACACCAGCACTACCTAGAATGGCAGCACCAGCGATACCAATGACTTCTGCTACAATAATACTGGCAACGTAGGTAAATGCAGGCATTATGTTCTTTCCTTCAAATATGTTTTTTCAGTGAGTCTAAAACCTCTACGCTCTAGATCAATGTCGTCTGTGGTAGTCATGCGGGTTGTAAAATATCCGTCAATCTTATTTTGTTCAAGTAAGGCGTCACCCATGTCGCAGAATGTCTTGAACAATCTACCACCAATGGTAGTTTTACGATGTTCTTGTTTAACAAACCAAACTAATTCTCTAAGTTCAGTGTGTTGTGGAGCCCAAATGTTCTTTTCTTTAATGGCCATCAACAATCCAACTGGCAGTTCATCAATGTATGCGATCCAAATGTATCCATTGTTCATAACAGTGAATATCAACTTGCCTAGATGTTCAATGTTATTTGCAGCCTCAACGCTTTGTGCGTAGGCTGTTTCTTTGAGAAAGTCCTGCAGTAATCTTATTGCATCTCTGGCTTCCACCATAGTGCTTATCTGTTTAATCATATTATGCGTCCTGAAATCCGCCACCGCAACTATTCTAATGGAGGCGGTGTAGTTGTTGTGCCGCCTGCGTACTTCTTACCAAAGTCAAACTGTGTATCTGCTAGTAATTTAACACGATACATTCCAGTGTCATTAGGAAAGTATTTCTCCTGATCACCTGGATTTGTTCTACGTCCTGCATACTGGCGTTCAATGATAGCGTTGATGTTAGAACAGGCTAAGCTGATTGAGTTGCTGACTAATCTATCTTCTTGATCCCAGTTTTCACTTAGACTGTAATTGCTAACATAACCATTGTATCTCTGATAAACGTCAATGACTGTAAAACTATTAGCGTTAAAGAACACACGATAAATCTGTATGCGACTGCCTTTTACATTTGAATTTAGAACAACATTCAAAAAGTCAGGAGTGTCATCACTGACTGGAATGCCACTCAAGCCTACAGTAAGTTGATTGTTTGTGGCACGCAAATCATTCTGCATTTCAGTAATGTTTAAGAAACTGCCCATGGTCTGGTATTGATTACCATTCCAAGACAGTGTTGAATAAAGATTACTAATATGATAGACTGTGCCATTGACCTCTAGGTCAATCAGCATACCATGGCGAATCTGCTGTGAGTCATATGCTGCCATGTTTAATCTCCAATGCGTTCATACATTTCAAAGTCACCACTCCATTGAACTAACTTACCTGGTAGCAATTTCCAACTTGGCATTTTAGTAAGATAGAATCCCATGCGAACATATTGTCCAATGCTGATGTCAGCACCTGCTCGCCCACTAGTGGCATAAGTGGCTGAATTGCTAAAGACAAATGGACGGTGTACTGGAACATCAACAGTAGTTCCACTGCCTCTCAATACATCAAGTGGCACTGTTCTAGCCAATCCAAGATTGGCTGTGTAGGTAACAGTTTGATTAGGTGGGTCTTGTACTGTTCTAAACTGCACCCAATCACCTGCTTTGAAAACCACACTGCTGGTTGTAATTGTTCCGTTGGCACCTGTTGCACCAATGCTGGGCAAGTTGGTCAATCTCATGTAGTCAAATGTTGAAGTGTTAGTTGCTCCAGTGTAATTTACAATACTTTCAACGCTGAATGTAGCCTGTCCAAGATAGCCAGTGCTGGTTGAAATACGCAGTGCATCTTGTTGTGCTGTAGTTAAATCACCTTGATATTCAGTGATGTAATTTAGATTGGCATTGTTATTAAAGTCAATAAAGAATAATCTATTACGGTCTGTGACAGTGATACCTTCAATAACATCACGGACGTCTTCATATTTGCTGTAAGCGGGTGGTGTCACAATCAACTGCCATGGCACTGTGCTGGCACGTTCTGCTGTGGCAATCCTTCCGCTACGTGTGACCAGTTGTCCTACTGTCTTTGCACGACCAAACTCAATAGCACTTGCATGGTCAATGATGTATTGCATTCCTCTTGTAGTCATTATGCTGACCTCCTACTTGGTTGGTTTCTACGTCCCTGTTCTGTGACAGCGTAGATAAAATTAGGGTCTCTGGCAACTAATTGACGGAAACTTGCGGCATCAACTGCCTGTATGTCATAAGTGATGGCATTGTTGATAATGGTTGGTTCTTGGCGACCAAATGCTTGTGCGTTGCTGGTTATGCGTCCTGCTGAACTTGGAATAAACAATTCTGGACCACGCTCTCCAACAATACCTGGCATACCTGCCTGCATCAATCCACCGTTGGCAAATCCAAATAGACTCTTTCCAAAGTTAAACAAACTGCCTAATACGCTACCACCGCCACTGCCACCTGCTCCCATGAAACTGGTCATCATCTTGCGGGCTTCAATACGTGCAAAGTCAGCGATGATACTGTTGGCAAAGTCTTTGAAACTGAACTTACCATTAGTGACTAGACTAACAATAGCATCTTCAAATCCTTTTGTGAATCTATCAAAATATGTTTGTGCGTGTTGAGCCGCGTTTTGTGCGTCCTCAGCATACTTGGCAAAGGCATCCTGCCAGCCTGTTGAGAAACTGCGGCTGGTTTCATAGTTTGCCTGTGCTACTTCAATCTGTGCTCCAGCCACACGTTTGTAGGCACCTGCTATCTTGTCTAGGCCATCTGCAAACTCTTGTGCATCTGCGGTGGTATTGATTTCACCAAACTTCTCTGCAAATGCTTTGGCTGCTTCTTGTGCTGCCTTGCGAGCATTTTCTTGAATATCAACAATTTGTTTTTGTAGGCTATTCAAGCCAACTAACTGACTGGCAGGAATAGCATCCTTGGCAGCGGCTCTTTGTTCATTTGCACTTCTTAAAATCTCAGCCAATGCTTCTTGTTTGGCTACTTGATCCTCAATGGCTTTAGTGATATTTTGTAGTGTGTTTAGTCTATCTTTTTCAAGTATGTTAGCAGTCTGTTGTTTTGTAATAGATTCAACCAACAGTTTGTCTTTGGCAAGATAGACTTGATAAAGTTGATCTTGCTGTTTAATAATTTCGCCATTTAGATATTGTTCGTCTTTACCTAAACTCTGCCTACGTTTTTCTAATTGTTCAAATGTGTTAGTGTAGTCAAGGAAAATATCTCGCTGTGCTTCTGCTAATTGTTTTTCTTCTTCAGTCTTGCCAACCATAGAAGTTTGGAAGTCTAAAGCCGCAACTCTCAGACGTTGTTGCTTTTCATATTCAGCAGTGATATCACGGATACCTTGTATGGCATTGCGGCGAGCAGTTTCATCAACTTCTCTAGTGTCAGGGCCACCTTTGCCACCTGTTATGGCTGGCACGCCTAATTGTTCTGCTGTTGGACCACCTTGCCCGCCTCTTCCTCCGCCAACTCTGGCACCATATTCAGCACTTTCTCTGGCTTTCTTAGCAGCCTCAACCATCTTCAATAATGGTGTGCCCAACCCAACTGCATTGTCAATGCCTAATACCTTACCAATAAGATCCGTTGGCAAGTTTAGTAATTGTCCTGCAAGTTTGCCTACACCTTCAATGGCTCTGGCTGTGGCGTTGGCTGCAATATCACCAAAGTCTTCAAACAGTTGACTAGCCGCATACACGCTGGTGCCCACAGTGGCCAACAATACAACTAATCCTCTTAGTGCAACCATCCATGGACCGTTGGCAACAAATATGCCCACTGTGCTGGCAAAGCCCGCTAGTTTAGCCACTGACATCAAGCCACGACCAATCTGACCTATTGTGGCAACTAGACCTAAACCAATACTGACTGCAAAACTGGTGGCTAATGCAATACCAACCAACTTGATAGTTGTGATTAGGCTTTCCATCTTCTTGCTGCCTGCTTCTGTGGCAGCATTGAATTCGTTGACCTGTTTGATGATAGGACTAAATGCCTCAAGGAATGCCAACTTTAGATTGCCCTGTGCTGTGGCCAATGCATCATTTAATTCAGCGGCACGTCTAATAGTTTCAGCATACTTGTCACCTTCACCACGAGTAGCACGAAGTTTGTCTAACAGTTCTTGAGGATCAACTGTCTTAAAACTCTTGCCAAAATATTCCATCATCAAGGCTGCTTGACGACTCTTGTCAGTGATTCCTGCAATGCCTTCAAGTGTCTTTACAAATAATTCTTGTTCGCTGAGTTTACGCAGATCTCCCATTGAAATCTGCAAGCCCATGAATGAATTCTGTGCTTTGATACTGCCTTCAGCGGCATCGTCAATGGCTCTCAAGAAGTTGTTTAGGGCTGTGCCCATTTGATCTGCTTGGCCACCACTTGTGGTCAATGCTTTCTTGAGTTCAAGTAATTGTCCAACTGCCATGCCTGTGGCGTTGCTCAAATCCTGTAGGTCGTCTGCCATGGCAAGAGCACTGGAGCCCATAGCGGCAAAACCTAGACCTGCAATAGCGGCTCTAAGTCCACCAAAGCGTTTGATCATTAGGTCTGTGCCAGTGTTTAATTTGTTAAAGGCATTGTTGGCAGCGAGAGCACTGGTCTCACTAACTGTGGCAAAACTTTTTGTGGCAGTTTCAGCAGCCTTTAATTTTGCGGTGTATTGCTTGTCATCTAAAACTAAGGTGACTGATATGTTCTGTGCCATATTAAAGTTTTCCTATTTCTCTCTTGACAATCCTATCTAATTCTTTTAGAGTAGGACCACTCATACCATTAGGTGCCTGTTGACTTCCACGCATACCGCTGGATGTCATGCGGCGTCCAGCGTCTAAGACGCCAGCATATGGATAATCTGCTTCTATGGTTCTATTGGCTTTGTCAAGACTGGTGTTGTTTTTTGCATTTCCAGTTTTGATTGGAGTTAGAGCACGAAAATACTTGTAGGCATCTTCAATGACTGTTTCACCAACCTTAGGGGCTTCTGCAAATAACTTGCTAACTCCACGGGTATTCACTGACACTTTCATGCTCGCTCCTTTATCTTCATAAGTTCCTCAACACTGACCTCTGGCACATAATCTTTCTTACTTGATTCATGTATGTGGCGTTCATAGGTCAATGCCATGTCCATCACTACCAAATCAAAAGTAGAGGCTTCTGCTATCAATTTACTGGGCAACATTCCATAGCGTTGTCCTAGTGTATCTAATGATAGGATAAGACTCATTTCAATACTTTTAGGATCTATGGACTCCTGTGTTACTTTCCCAGCGTTTCTACAACCTTGCCAATGACTTTGGTCATAATGCCTGTGGGTAATACTAGGTCATCCTTGACTACTGGCTGTCCATCTTCATCTAGTACCATACTATTCACCATGGCAACCATATCTTGAAAGTCTTCAGGTTTCATTTGTGCTAGACGCACGAATTGATCCATTGGCTGTCTATCATAGATATGAAATTCCAAGGCTTCGCCATACTCTTTGACCACATCCTCGTCGTCAATGATGATTTTTACTAACTTTGGTTTTGCTGCTAATTGTGTGAGACGCATCTTTATTTCCTTTTAATCTTGTTTGTCTTTGATGACATGTAATGCTGCCAGAGCGAATCTCAGGCGGCTGCTTATCTTGTTCAAATCACCTTGGGCACATTTAAGTTCTCCTAGGCTCTTTGCTATTTCTGCTTCAATGCTTTTCAGCAGATCTTCTTGGCTATGATTTTCTAAATCCATGAATCTTTCTACCTTGATGTATTTAAGTTCTAAAGAAAAAAGGGTGCGAATACACCCTTTTCCTTGTAGCCTAATTTCTAATTAGACTGTGCCAACTGTTAGGTCGCCATTCACACTGATGGTAATTGGTGATACCCAAACTGGTGCTGTTGGATTTACAGTAGGTGCTAGGTTGGTAATGAAACCACTTCCTGACACATACTTTGCTCCAACTCCACGTCCATTGAAATAGACACGGAACTGGATTTCAGTAGCATCATTGCTGAGATCAAACAGGCCAGCAGTTCCTGCACCGTTGCCAGTGAAGAATGTTGTGTTGTCTAACACTAGGTTAGCACTGATGCTGTTTGTTGCAGGTGTTGATACTGCTAGTTGTGCAAAGGTGTCCAACTGTGTCCAGTTGAATACGCCTGCTGCGTTGTTGATAGTGATATCCTGCAGAGCGGGCACTATGTAACCAGTTGTTGTGCTGGAAATTGCAGTCGCTGTGTTAGCGATCTGTAGTGTTGCGTTCTGTGTAGGAGCACTGACGTTGATGTAAGCCATTATGTTTTCCTTTTATGTTATTGCTTGGTTTAGACGAAACTCAAAGGTGTAAATCATTACATCTTCTTGCTTCTCTAGGGTGTAGTCGCTTTCTACTCCAAAATTGATTATCCCTGTGTTTGCTTTTGCTGATAATATCTTTGTAATAGCAGAGTCTAACTGACTTGGCGGATTCTTGGCATCTACGGCAAGATACACTTCTGTGATAAGATCATTCTGAAAGACTTCAGGACCGCTTAGTGTAGGAAACATAATAGTCTCCTCCATCCTTTCACGGTCAACATAGATCTTCTTCATGTTCTTACGATAAAGTGGAGTTCCGTTCTGTTCCCATGGCAACTCACTGCTGACTGCAAACTGGGTAAGTGTGCTGGTCGCTGAGGTAATTGCTGTTAACAGTTCAGTTCTCATTATCTTACTCTCTGTAGATTAGTACGGGTTGGCATTTTTTCTTCAGCACTGACGGTGCCAGTGTTGTTGAAATCATACCAATCACCTGAATCAATCAATTCTTGAAACAATGATCTAAACTTCTGATCAAATACTCCAATCTTTTTTACTTCTGCATTGTCTTGACTGCTAAAATCAGCAATCTTTGGGTAAAGATATTCACTCAGTGTGTAAAAAACACAGAGATTCGTGAAATCCTGTTGCCTTGCTTTGATACGGTTAGGATCTGGCAAAGGAACACTGATCAATCCTGATGTAAAGATATTGACATTTGTACTTCCGCCTGACTGGCGTAGGTAATAAGAAGTCCACCAGCTGGTGTTGCGAATGAGATAGAGAATGCGTGTTGTTGCTTTCTCTGTCAAATCTTCAACAATGGCTTCCGTTAGTCCATCATTAGCTTCAAATACTCGTTGGTCACGTTCTGTGACATCAGAGTACTCTGCAAATGCTATTACATTACCGCCTGAAGTTATGAAAGCCATAGCCTGGATCTCCTATTAGTCAATATCTGCTTCTGCTGTAATCGCAACACCGTGAGTGCTTTGAATTACGGCAGCACCAGCGACAGCCTTTAATACCATATCAGTTGCTCTTTGTGCTGGCAAGTAAAGAGTGTTTAGATCTAAACCACCACGCTCAGCAATACCAATCGCTGTAGGAGCAAATACACCAGCTGTGAATGCGTTGGCACCACCAGTGGTTACTGCTGTTAGCAATGGGCTTTCCAGGACGTTTACTCCACCAATGCTACCCAAGTAGAATGCACTTAGAACACCATTACCAGCATCGCTTAGAGCAGGAACGTTAGTCTGTGCAGAATAAGTCAACTGCTTCTTGATGTTGTAGGCCTGTGCAGGGTGAACAACTGCGAAGAAAGGACCTGTTAGCTTACGGCCACGTAGTGTAGCTGCGGCTCTTAGGATCAAGTCAACTGTTAGTTCTGTGCTTGTAGTTCCAATGTCAGCACTGAAGCTGGAGAACTTGCTGAAAGCCATAGTGTCATAGCTTTCGCCAATTGCACGACCGCTTTGGTCAGCCAATTGACCCATTACGTCACCGTAGGAGCTGTCACGTAACATATCAGTTACTTGATTGTAAACAACGTGCTCGTCCAATGTAATTGTTGGAGCAGTGGTGTTTGTAGTTTTTGCAGTTGCGGCAGCTTCGTCAGTGATAACTTGAGCTGTGATAGAAGCCCAAACTGGAACCTGAACAACTTTACCAGCGTTCATTGGAACTTGGATTACGTTGCATAATGCACGAGCCACAGAATTCTCGTAGGCTGCAAATTCAGCGTTGGCCACAAAATTGGCATACAATTCGCTGTTGATATCTGTGTTGTTATTTGATGGATAAGCCATTTTAATTTTTCCTTAAAGGTTATTTTTTAGACATAGCTTCTTTGAACATTCGTCTTTGATTAGGATCTTTCATGTTCAATTTGCTGACGTCAAACTTCTCAGGGCTTTGACCAATGTTTGTTCTACCGTTTGTTGTGCTTGGTGGAGCTTGAACAAAGTGAGGATTAGCAGTTAAAAAGTCTTTGACCAAGTCATCAACACGATAAGGTGTACCCTTGTCTGTGTATTTGATTGATCCCTTGTCATCAAGGACTTCAACTTCACCACCATCATTCAAACGCAGATGCGGTTTTAATAATTGCTTGACCTGGTCTGGATTTACAGAACGCAGTTGAGCTGCCGCATTGACCAAGGGCACATCAATAGAATAGTTTCTAATGATCTCATCCCTTTTACGTATTTCTTGATCTTTCTTCTCTGCAAGTTCTCTTAGGATTGTATCAAATTCGCCACGCTTCTTTTGTTCTTCGTGTTTGCGTTTTTCATGATCCTGCTTGATGTTTCGCAGTTCGTCTGGATCGCCTAGTTCCTCAAAAAGTTTTTCATATTTTCTGGCCACTGAGTTTTTAACTTTTGCTGCCAAATCATCCAAATCTTTTTGGGTGTATGTTTTTTCATTTGCCTGGTTGTTGTTTTCAGAAGACCCAGTGTCCTCATTAGCCAATGTATTGTCGCTCATTGTTTGCGTTTGCCTTTCGTATGTTGTGTGGAGAGAAAGTGTCTCCAGTGTGAATATTTAGTGAAAGCCTGAAAAAAGGTTATCTTTTAGGTGGCTTTGGACGCTTTTTGTTTTTGGCAGTTCTCATGCCTCTGACTGGTAGGGGGCTGTGTTGTTCATCATTCATCGCTTTTTCTCCTTGGGTTTGTATCCTGAAGCATAGACTGCACGTCCTTGAGCTTCAGCTTGCTTGCGAGTGGGGTAAGTCTTTCCACTTGAACCCCACTTGTATTTTCCTTCTGCTACTTTACGAACTGGCATAGCATATCCTTAAAATAGTTTTACTGTGAGTAGGGCAATGCCATAAAAGGTCAAGGCCCAAATACCACCTAAGGCAAAGTATTTGATCTTTTCAGTGTTAGACATTATTCATCCTCCATAGGTTCCCATTTAGCACACCAGAACACTGCACGAACTGGTGCATCAAACTTGGTGCAATACATTTCACCTGGCTTGTAGTATTCACAATTGCCACAGTTTTCTCCTGCTGGAACATCTGGGTTGCTGGCTGATTGATAGGCTGCTGGCAAGCTGTCTGGAATCAGTTCACCATCAGGGTACAGTCTACCCACTTGTGGATTAGGATCAATGAACGGTAGTCGTTCTTCTTCTTCGCCCAGTAGTTCAAGTATGTGCTCATCTATGACACGGAATACCACAGGATCAGTAGCAGCTGCCTTGGCACTGGCCAACTGAGCAAATTCACGCTGGTCATCACGGATGTTGAAGCTTGATGGGTATTCAATCTCGCCCTGCCACTCACGTCCTTGATATTCGCCAAACAAACGCCAAATCTGTTCTTCAGCTAATTCAAGGTTTGCTGCCTTACTGGCCAGACGAGCATTCAGTAAGGCAAACTCTACCTCAAGTGCCACACCAGAAAGTGTGCGGCTTTCTGTGGCTCTGACGCCACCTGTGTTGGCCATACGGTCAATGGCTTCTATTAGTTTCTGTATTGAGGAGTGAATGTTTGCTACGCTTACTCCATTACTTTCAAGGTAGTAGGGGTTCAGTGCGGCGTCGCTGCCGTCCTGTAGAATAATCAAAGCACCAGCACCACTGCCCAACTGTGCCGTGTTGGGAACAACAAGGCTGGGGTGTCCGTCCAGTCTAATGGCCTGCTCCTGCTCAGATGTTAAATTGTAGATTTGACGCTGTAGGTCACTGATATCACAGATGTCACTGACTCCAATGGCTCTCTCAATGCTACGCTCATTGTAGACCAACACTGCGGGAATCTTGCCCAGCTGGTTGGGTTCAACAGTTTTTATCCTGGCTTCTTTTCTGTTTTCATCCATTTCCCAAGTTTTGATCTCAGTGAGTGTCCACTCTTTGACCACTGTGACTTGATCAATGACTTCTTCAACATATTTGAAATAGTCTAATGTGTAGCTGCCACTGGGATTACGTTTCCAATGCCAGTCTGATACTACCAAGGGCGAAACAATGTTCACGCTGGGTCTAACACCTTGATCCAGCTCTTCACCTAAGCTGGTGGCACCAATATTGGCCTTGTTTACTATGACCCAGGTGTGCCCAAACACTGAAGCCCAGATAGAAACCTGCTTCATAAAATTATTAAATGTACGACCTTCCCAATCACAGTCTTTGAGGAAGTCTTCAACATCAATCTGACCTTCCCAGTCTCCAAAGTCACGATCTGGTTCTTCACGGAACAGGAAGCTCATGTAAGTTTGAATAACACTCATACAGTGATTGTCAAGTGGAGTATTCCACAATCTCTGTTGGTAAGCACCAGCATCTTCAAGAGCATATCTTGTAAGGTATCCACCGTCTTGATATTGCTTGCCACCTGTGTAGCTGTTTAGATAAAATTCCCAACGTGGTCTATTGTAGGCATAGAGTTTGTTGGTCATTGAAAGATAACGATAGTCATCTTGTAGTGTGCTGTTGCTGGTGTTAGCCGTTAAATTATTATTCATATCTTGTCCTTACGTTCTGGCCAGTTTGTGCGTCCACATTCCTGCTGGCGGTGTAGGTATTGCTTGTCTGATGGGGAACAGGAATTCCACACAATATCGTATTGCATCTCCAAGGTGGTCAAAGCCTGAATCTTTGTCAGGCTGTGAAGTATTTTCTTTGTAACAAAACTTTTCAAAAGTCTCAATGCTGTATTTACAGCTGGGGTCAATAAATAGGCTGGTTTCACCTGAACTACTGCGAAGTTTGGCGTTGACAGCGTTGACTCCGTCTCTAACACTGCTGGTCACTGAATGTGCTCGTACAGTGAAGCCAGCTGACTGTAGGATAGTAAAATCAGTTCTTCCACCTGCTGATGTCTTGCGTTGGCGACCTGCAGGATCTGGAAACACTACCACACGCTGTTTGGGATAGCGTGATTTAATTTCTTCAACCATTTCATCTGTGTTGCTGCCAAATATTCTGATCTCGTCTATGAGATGCAGTCCTTCTGGTACTCTGACAAATATGGCTGCTGACATGGGGCTCACGTTAAAATCTAAACCTACTAATATTTCATGTGGGGTTTCTCCAGTGTATTTTTTAACATTGTGATTTCTATCAAACGCATAGTAGACACGACCTGAGAATGTTTCCCAGGTGGCCAAAAATTCTTGTCTGAAGGTTCGTTCGTCCAAAGTCCTGCGGGCGGATTCTATTTCCTTTTCTGAAACATTGCCGCCCTCTAGTGTAGTGAATTGATATGATTTCCAGTCTGGATCTTCTTGTTCATTGCAGAACAAATCATAGGCCCAGTTCTTGCCTTTAGGTGTTCCAATGAACAAAGCACCACCTTGACGATCTGCCAGTGTAGGACGCAGAACTTCAAAGAATGCCGCTGGGTCTATGTCAGCGAACTCATCCATAACCAAATAGTCAAGGCCCACGCCACGCAGGCTATCGTAATTGTCAGCACCTTTAAGTGATATCGTTGAGCCATTTTTAAGAAGGATTGAGAGTTCGCTCTCATTGATTCTTTTAGCCCATTTAAGGTCCATAAGTTTGTTTTTAAGTTTTCGCCAGACGATCTGTTTGGCCATTCTGTATGAGGGAGCGACATACCAAACTTCTCGTGAAGGCTGTCTAGCTGCTTTGCAAAGTTCTCTGATACTGAGGAATGTTTTTCCAAATCGTCGTCCTGCAATACAGACTTTGAATCTGTGGTCATCATTGGCAATAGTCTCCTGTGGTAGGCTTAGTGGCATTAGAGCATTCTTTCGTGTATGAAGGCAGTGTAGTCTGGATCTATCTCTGTGCCTATGCCCACTAAACCCATTTCCTTAGCAACTACCAATGTAGTGCCTGTGCCTGCGAAAGGATCATAAACACGTTGTCCAGGTTGTGCTCCAGCGACATTTAGGCAATGTCTCACTAGGTCTCTAGGGAATATTGCTGGATGTCCTTTATCACCTTTTAGTGTAGCAGCCGCCTTGCCCATGTAGCCAGTTGTTTCATATGGAATATGCCAACAGGTTGTAGTGGGACGGGTCTTGCGACCAGTTCTCTTAAAGTTATCTTCAGCATATTCAGGACGATAGCCCACTGCTGATTGACTGAGACTTATGGGTGTCTTGCCTTTTTGAGTAAAATGCCAAACAGTTTCATGTCCGTGTGGTAAGACATACTTGCTGTTGATATTCACTGTTGAACGGCCGTAGATGTGTCCTTTGAACTCCACAGCCTTGGCCCATACAATATTGTTCTGGACTGTCCAAGGAACATCTCGTGCTACTTCATAGGCTAGAAAAGGATCCTTGCCATTGCCGCAGATGTTTAAGAACAAGTGTCCTGTGGGTTTAAGTATGCGACAGGCTTCTGTCCATATTTGTTTTTGCCATTCTAGATAGTCTGTTCTACGATCCTTGTATCCATTGTAGGCAATGCCTCTATTGTAGGGTGGGCTTGACACTATGATATCTACAGTGGCATCAGCCTGTGTCTTCATCCACTCTAAGCAGTCTTGATTGTGTAATTGGTATGTCATCAATGTGGTCTAAAAAATTCAATAATGATGGCCAGCACTGTTATGGTGAATAGGCACCAGAATGCAGTATCAACTGTCATTCTTCATCCCGCCATGGTAGGGGTTTGTTTTCTTCGCTGTCAATAGGATTGTCACTCATGCCTAATAAGTTTTTAGCAAGGAAGATTTGTAATGCCGCATTGCCACCTAATGCGTTTTTAATCATAGCACGCCTTAAAGTGTGCTTCAAATCCTCACGACCTTTTAGCATTATGTCGCTGAAGTTGTATCTTAAAGTATTTTCATCCATATCAAACCAACGTGCGATCTCACGGTCATTGCAACCTATCACAGCCAGTTCATAGACATCTTTGGGCACAACCACACGCTTGTTTCTGCCTCTGCCCACTTCATAACCCCATACTTCAACAGCCACAAGTTGTTTGGGTTTGTTGCCAGTCTTAGAGGGATTGACTGGTTCCTCTATGTAAGGGATTACCTCATCGTATTCTAGTTTTGGCTGAATAACGGTGGTGGGAATATCATTTGGTTCTTCCATAATGATATTTAGTGGAACCAAAAAAAAGCCCGCATATTAGCGGGCTCAAAGTGTCAATAACCTTGTTTAGGCTGTGACTGTTACAGGTTTCTTGGGTGCCAGTTCTACGACTGAATAGTTTCCAGTTTCTTCAATGCTTTTTAAGTTCTGCCAATCACGCAGATCCTTGATAGTCAATATGTAATCCACGTTGGGATAGCGTAGGTCAGTGAGTTTAACCTTTATGGGAAAGTTCATTTGATGTATCCCAATGTTCTGCCCGTACGGTCAGTGATGCGATGTTTGGTGCTCTTATGTCCGCAGTAATAGGGCAGAGCATAGCCTTCTGGCTTGCCTTTGTATTGACAAGCGTCTGTGGTATCATAATGGTTGGCCACTGCGTCAAATGCATCACTGCCTGGACCAAAGCCAAATAGGCAAGCGTGTGTGCATTTACTTGCACATCCACTCAATGTCAATGTGGCGAGGAGTGTGATTAAAAGTTTCATTCTCTACCGTATCTGATTTTGTTGGCTTGAACGGCATTCTCACTTTGCTGACAGTAGCGGATACGGTCTTCTAAGTAGAGTAAAGTGTTGGCTATGCTGTCAACTTGTTGGAACAGTTCTGGAGTCAGGCGGTGCAGACTTTCTTCTAGAGGATATTTCTTGTCCAGAAGTTTGAGGTGCTTAGAGCACTCTTCTGAGGTCATTAGTTCAACTTGTTCTCGTGTTAAGATCATTCTGCAGCCTCTTTCATTTTTACTAACATAGAAATAAAACTATCAAACATTGATTCTTTAACACAGAACCAAGGAAATTTCTTTACTGAATGCCAGGTGGTGTCATAGGAACAAAGGCTACTCCAGTTCTTGAACTTTTCAAAGTCTTGTTCTGATAAGATAACATTGAATACATTAGGTTCTTCGTTGTCATTGTCCCAAACAAAGCGGCGGCCCAGTTTAACACCAATAATCCAAGTAGGTTCTCTGTCAACATCAACAGTATCCTGGAACATAATAAGGAACTTTTGATCTGGAACTGGTTTAGGAATAGGTTTCATTCTGCGGTCTCCATAAACATTTTCAGTCCTTCAATATCTTGACGGATACGAGCACGGGCGTGTTCAAGTTGATTGATGTGATAATGATCACAGTCTTCTTTAGACCATTCGTCGTCAATCTCTTGCTCAATCTGAATCAGATCATATTGCAAATCTTTTAGAACTTCTTGGTCATCTTGATATGAGCGAGTATTGATCATTCTGCAGCCTCCAAACCATAAACTTCACAGCCAATCTTGTGAATCTGTTGTTGCTGTTTCAAAGTCAATTCATTTTTAGAAATCAGTTTGGCAAGAACGTGATCTGTAGAGGGCTTGTAGCCTTGGGCAATCAAATTGATGTTAGTTTTGTCATTTTGGAAAAGACAAACTATTTTGGATCTATTGACTCTCATTTTGCACCTTTCTGTGTGCTGTTGAACATAGTTTATTGTAGCACAACTAAATAAGAAAATCAACTATTCATTTTACCAAATAAAAAGCCCACAGAATTATGGGCTCAAAACCTCAAACTTGCGAGAAAGGGTTTTTACTGTTAGGTATTTTGGGCGGCAAGTTTTGTGGATTGTAGTGCAATCGTCTCAATGTTAGTCCTTTGAGTGTGAGCCAAACTGCCTGTGGGCTGTCTGATTTAATCCAATAGCCCAATCTCAGTGTGTCATAGTCACAGCCCTGCAGATCACTGTGTGTGATGTTGTGCTTGTGTATTTGACTTTGATCAAGAAACAGCAGTGTCATTATCTGGCTTGTCTTTGACTTTTTTAGGTTTTACGGCTGCGGCGTGTTCACGACTTTCCCAAGTTCTAACTGGCTGTCTATGAAACATACCAATACCTTTGAGTTCAGTGAGTATCTCATTGTAAAGATCTTTGTCAGTGGTTTGTACGCGAGCTTGTGCACCTCCAGAGACTAAAATATCAATTTCATAGATAACATTGTTGGCGAGGAAGTCATCTGGTAGAGGTTTCTTTTTGAGTAAAGCTGCTTCAGTCATTGTGTTTTTCCTTTTCTAAAATAGTAACACGGTGGTGTAGGTTTTGAAATTGTTGATTTAGACTTTGCGTCTGTAGTTGTAAGTTTCTGATTACTTTGGTAATCTGTACTAGACCATCACTGAGTCCAACAAAATTCTCTGCATGATTTTTTATCTGTTCACTGATCTGTTCCATGGCCATGGCCTGTCCAGTTGTGATGATTTCAAGTTCCTCAAGGCGGTCGTAGGGGTCTCTTAGACCTTTGAAAAAATCATCCTCCATATGGGATAGCCTCCTTGTAAAGGTGTTGATATTGAAGATCGTATCTTCGTTTGTTTCTAATGTCTAGTTGAGTCTGTCTTGTCATAATGCAACAATTGTCAGTATTCCAAGGCAAGGTGTTGTCATAGCGTGTGAGAACAAGACTCTGTGGATTGCGACCTCTTTGAAGCCAAAGTTTCTGTGTATTCCAGAACTGGCAGAATTCACTAAATGTCAAACTACATTCTTCATCTCTGTAGCGGCACTGACTGGTAAAGCGAACATAGGCAAGACGACGTTCATTGGTAAACTCATCTTTGTATTTTTTAGGCATTGCGATATTCTTTCAGGATGTCTTTGATAGAAATGCCCTGTGCAATACGTCTGCGGAATGAGTGGTATGGGATTCCTAGTTCATCAGCCCATTGTGCCAGGGGCTTGCTTTGATTGCGATACTTGGCAAATTTGTTTTGCTGTGTGTTGCAACGACTGCGGCGTTGTGGCAGTGCCCATTCTAAGTTTTTAGGGCAGTAGTCTTTTTCTTTGTCTTTTCTGTTGAGGCAGTGCTGTGGGCTAGGACGAGGACCTAGCGTAGTTTCAAGCCAGTGGGCAAACTCGCGATAACTGCCTGGGCCCCAATAGCATTGAATGCCTCTGCCTCCGTATTTGTCATACGCAGGGTGATTGGGGTTATTGCATACTGACAGCATCCAGTTGTAGCGGCCCCAGTGTTCTGGTAGTGCATAACGTCTTGCCATTTTAATCTCCTGTGTGGAAGAATGTCTCAAACGGAGTAGGTTCTTCCTTCTTCTTAAACTTTGTAGGCTGTTGATAGCCAGTGACAGCGTTGAATATGTCTTTGATATTCATCAGTGCTTTGAACTCTGTCTTCTTGTGCTTGCGAGCATCAAGAGCACGAGGGTTGCCTGAATGAGCTTCTGTGATAAGTATTTTTTTAACATCTTCAAAAACTGAGTTTGCATTGTAGGTGAATAGCTCTGGTGCGGTTGCCTTGAGCATATCCATAACTGTCATCATATCTTCCCAGTCCTCGTTGGTAAATGAGTGAAATGTCTCATCCCAGAACTCTGCGTGATTGAATAATTCGCCCTCGCAGATGATCCAGTAGCGATTGACTGTGTTGACCACTGTGTTGGTAATCAAGACCTTGTCATCAAATGTAATTTTGTTTTTTGTCATGAGTGTTATCTCCTTAAAACTCTACTTTATTTAGTATGCTTTATTTAATGAGCTTTGTAAAGCGGTAATTTTGCCAAGTTTTAGACTTTGTTGGCAATAGGGAGTTTAGCTATTAGATAGTCAATAATAATTCAGACATAATTCCTCACATACTCAAACTCAACATCATAACCTGTTTTAGTTCTCACAGATCTTCTCAACTCATTCTCATCTACATAACTCTCACATCTCCACCCGTCATGTTCAAGAAAGAACTTGTTCTTCTCTTTTTGTAAATGACTTCTCACAACACTTATCACAGAGCTTTCAAGTTCAAAGTAAATCATCCACTTAGTACGACTATTGAGTTTGGTAATGCCTTTACTGACTTTGATAGCATCCCAACACTTCTTGATGTCTTTGCGTAAGTTCTTAAACCAAATATTAGAGGACAAGAGGTTTAACTGACGTCTATTACCTTTAAGGATTTCGTCAATACTATTTCCAGGTCCTAGTTTAGCACCTGCAAACACAGCGTTGATGATTTCTTTGGCCTGCTTCAAATCACAGCCCAGACGTTCACTAAGTGCCAATCTGTAGAGTTGTCTGTCTGCGAGATACTCATCTAGGGTTTTAGTGGGGCGTGTCATACCTACTGATCTAGCCAGTTGATGTATTAGTGTGGGGGCACAGCACTTGATATCATACTCATATTCATAGCCGTGTTTGGTAAACAGAGGTCTGCGTATTTCTGTGGGCAAGCGTTGAATGTCATTCCAAAGTCTGTGGCTTTTTTCTTTGTAGGTAAAATCACCTGAGTCAAGTTGCTGTTTGTACTCCTGTTCAGCCCACTCAACACCAATATTCTGGACTTTGTTGGCAATAGGGAGTTTAGCTATTAGATAGTCATAATAAATCTCATCTAATTCTCTCACACCCTCTAAGTTCAGTAGATATGACTTACATACACCTGTAAGTCTATTCCATCTCTCTGAATGAGTAATCAGTAGTCGCCCTCTCAACCAAACGCCTAAATCTCTGTGTTGATGTCCTAACCACTTGTCTAGTTCAACACGAGCCCACTGTCTGGGTTTATCAGCACTTAGAGAGGAACAGGCAAAGCCCAGAGCTCGTTTAATTTTTTTCTTGACACGAGGGTCATTGAAGTTGGGTTGGTAGGAATTCATTTAATTTTTTATTCAGTTAGCGTAAACTAACACATCACTGTTGTTTACTCACCTTGAAGCCCCATTGAAGGGGCCTCTTGGTTTGTGATGTTGTGGAGCATTGCACTCCGTATTACTGAATAAAAGCAATCTTACTTTATTGACCCTATGCCACTTATCAAAGCCTTGCGAACTAAAATAAGTTTATCAATAAAGTAAATGTAGTGAGGGGAACGAAATTGATTTAAGGAGATGACAAACCCCTCACTACGAATATTTAGTCTACATGATTCAAAAGGGTTTTACAACGGCTTTTTTTGCCAAGTGCTTCTACAATTATTACACTTGTATCGCCAGTAGGGTCTATCGTTGTAGCCCCACTTCTTTTCAATAAACAACAACCAACCATCTTTGCATACTGAACATAGGTTCACAGTGGGGTTGGGGACAAATTGAGGTTCAGTGCCTTCTCGTTTTCTAAAGTGTCCCAGTGAATCTAATCGCTCAGTGAATAGTGTTTTTTCCATACCAACTACTTATGAAAACACCCAAATCAGCTATCCAAAAAAAGATTAAAGTTTAATCACGAACACTGCGGCACTGATAGCGAGAATGAGACCCATGAAACTTTTGAAGGCTAATTTAAGCAAAAACGTCTTAAACCCGTCTATTTCTTTGCGAATTTCGTCTATTTTTGCGTCAATTGAGTCAAATTTTGCCTCAATATTTTTCATACGCTCTTGACATACTTCTTCGTGATCTTTCAGTGTTCTCGTCATGTCATTCTCCCAACGTTCCCATGGATACATTTTTAGTTTTTAGGTCTGGCTACAAACGCATAAGGTTTGACCACACAATCTTTGTAAGCAGAAGACAACACACTCATAACTTCTATGTGGTATCCTGGTAAAAAATCTTTGCTCTTCATAATGTTTTTGTGCCACTGCTGATTAAATTCATTGTCAGCATCCACATAGGCATAGACCACATTAAAATCTTTACCTGGACATTCTTTGCCAACATAGAGTGTGTTGATCATTCTATCATCAGCAAGATATTCTTGACTCACGGGCATGAACTTTGAACAGTGATCAATCAATTCTTGACGCATCATTCTCTCCAGGTAATTTTCCAAGCTTCACCTGCGGCTGCGGCTGTGTCAATGTCAGTGTAGGCTGTTTCGCTGACTACATTGTGATCCTTGTCATAACAAATCAATAATAGATCTGAGTCACGCTGAAACAAATCAGCACTGGGCCCATTCTCAATAAAATTCATAATCAGTTCCATCTTTTTATCCTTTAATCTTAAATTGGTGTGTACGAAAACATACCATTGATGTTGCCAGTTGGCGTAGTTCCAGGGTTGGTCAATTTGGTGTAGGTATCACCACTGATTGAATACCACTGAAAGAATGGACTATTGTATGGTCCATAAAATACATAACCTTCATCTACACTCAATCTCAAACCCCAACCACCGCCACCTGTGGGTGCTGAACCCGCCGCAACACGAGTGAATGTATCTCCACTGCGATTGTAATGCTGTAGGAAAGGTGTTCCATTGCTGGCTACAAACATTTTACTACCATCTTTGTTCCATTCAATGGCTAATCCGTCCGTTCCTGATGGCAGTGTTGCTGGGTCTGCAATCTTAGTGTAGGTATCACCACTGCGATTGTAGATAATCAAGCGATTACCACCTGCAAAGGCAATGGCTAAACTTGTACCAGTACGATTGTATTGCAGTCCATAACCAACACCACTAGGAACAGTAGCTGGGTTGCTCAGTAGTGTAAATCCTTCTGTTTGATAGTTGAATTTGTAAATTGCTATCCAGGGGCTGGCGTAGAGTGTGAATACCACGTGTAATCCATCTGGACTCCATGCAACTTCACGACATTGTGGAGTGGGCAATGATGCTGGACTTGAAAGTTTAGTCAATGTGTTATTTTCAAAACGATAAAAGTCCATTCTTGTAGTTCCACTTTCGTGTGCCACTACACAATATCGTCCAGTAGGATCCCAGGCAAATCCAGTTGAATAAGTTGCAGGCAATGAACTAGGGTTAGGCAATGCTGTGTAGCTATCACCACTTCTTTCCCATATTCTGATAAAAGGAGTAGTGGTCATACTCATACCAAGATAACGACCACTGGGAGTAAAAGCACAAGTACGACCAAAGTTAGTAGGTAAGGTAGCTGGGTTAGCTACCTTAGTCAATGTACCACCTTGATGGTTGTAGATAGTTACAAAAGGTGTTGTGGCATGTGGGCAAGCCACTGACTTTTCCAAGTTAGGTGTATCTATTGTAGAAAATCCCAGCATTACACAAATCCTTTGTTCAATGAAGCAAAGTAGTTAGTGCCATCATAGAACACTGAAATAATATCAGTTGAACTTGCGGCTGTACTCAATGTTTTACTACCACCAGCGAACTTCATTGTTGATGACAATGTGCGTCCACCTGTGCCGTCTTGTGTAAACACAAATGTTCCACTTTCGCCTGCCACTGGAGTTGTAAATCCATTGAATGTGACGTTGCCAGTTAGTGTCATTGCAAATATTGTAGCAGTTGACAGGTCTGGAGCAAAGCTGGCTACATAACCGTGTGCTACACGAGTTTCAGTAAATCCTTTCAATGCCACATTACCGTTGGCAGTAATGTTATTGAAAGTGACGTTGCTGGTTGTGTCAAGACTTTGGTTAGCACCTGGGCCTGTTGGTCCTACAGGTCCTGTTGGTCCAGTAGCACCAGTATTTCCTTGAACACCCTGAGGTCCTTGTGGTCCAGTTGGTCCCACATCTCCCTGAATGCCCTGAGGTCCTGTTGGTCCTACATCTCCCTGCACACCCTGAGGTCCTTGCGGTCCAGTGGCACCTGTGTCGCCTTGAACACCCTGAGGTCCTTGTGGTCCAGTTGGTCCCACATCTCCCTGAATGCCCTGAGGTCCTTGTGGGCCCTGTGGACCAGTATTACCTTGAGCACCTTGTGGTCCTGTTGGTCCAACAGCACCCTGAGGTCCCTGTGGTCCCTGAGGGCCAGTAGGTCCAGCTACGCCAGCAGCTCTTAAAATAACCACCAATGTGTCATTGTTGCTGAATGAATGTGTGCTGGTAGTTAGGCTGACTGGCACACTAACATAACTTCCAACATTTACAGTAGGCGTGCCTGTGACAGTCCATGTCTGATAATTTTCACTGATGGTTTGGTCTTGTAGTCTGATAACATCACCAGTGAGTATCAATCCCAATAGATATTCAATGTCATCACCTAGGTCATCAATGTGACTGAAGTGTAGGGCTGTGGCTGACTGCTGTGTGGCATTGTTCCATAGCACTTTACCATTACCTGGGTCGCCTGTTGTTGAATTTGTCTTAGCCTTGTAGTCATACAAACTGTTGTTTTGACCCTGTGGTCCAGTTGGTCCAACAACACCCTGTGGTCCTTGTGGTCCTGTTGGTCCCACTTGTGCAGTACCATTTAGTGTTAGTTGTCCACCTGCTACGCTGAGTGAATTACCACCAAGGTAGATAGTGGCAGTGCTGACATACAGACTACGCCATTGACTAGATGTGCTGCCTAGATCATAACTGCTGTCTGTGGATGGAAGAACGTGTGTGCTGGCTGTAATACTACCTGTAGTAAAGTTAGCAACCTGTGTTCCACCATTAGCTTCAAGTTGAACACCAGCATTTGTAGTCAATCTGACTCTGCCACTGGTAAGTCCTCCACCTGCCAAATACAATTCGTTAGTGCCGTTGGCATTCACAGTTCCTAGGCTGCTTCCATTGCCTACAGAGACAGATCCGTTGCTTGAATCAACAATAAAGGCAACTGTTTCACTGTTATTTCTAAATGTGTGAAATGTTGAGTAGTAGTCATTGCCGTTGCTGGCCAATATCAATTTGCTAGATTCAGTGTTTGTGCCACTGTTGACAGTTTGAAATATCATTCTACTACCACGAGCACTACCAGTGAAGTCTTCCATTGCAGTGACCTGTATGCGGGCTGTGCGACTTCCACCTGTTGTGCCACTGTTAGCAGTCTGTCCGTTAAACAGCAGCTTACCAACACTGTCACCATTCTTCAATGCGTTTCTACGACCGCTTGCACCACTCTTGCGTCCACTTGAAAACGTCAATAAGTTAGTGTCGTTCAATGTAGTATTGTCAGCACCACTGTTCATAGTCATTGAACTGACTGTTTGACTGTTGTTGACAGTGTAAGTTCCAACGCCGCCAGCTCCTGTGACTAACGCTGTGATAAATGTGCCTGTTGTGACGCCTGTTGCGTAAACACGTTGTCCAACACTGATAACACCACTGGCAACTGCTGTGACATCTAATGTTGTTCCACTAATTGATGCGGTGAATACTGCGGCATCTTCAAATGGCACACCAACAATAGCTACTTGACTATTGATAATGTTCATTGATGTTCTACCAAAGCCAGTATGGGTATCAACTCCATTGCTCATAATCAATGTTGGAGTGTCATTCAATGCAGTTCCAAAATTTAAGATCTGTGTAGGAGGAGCACTTGCTGAACCTGCTGACCAAGTGTGATTTAAGAATCCTTGACGACTTGTTGCGTTTAGTTGAACACCTTGTGGTTGTGCTCGCATAAAAATTCGTGCACCACTATTAGTTGATGTTGTGGCATTGCCCGCAAATGCTTCAGTGGATAATGCAATAATTTGTGCAGGTGAAAGATCAATATCACTGGCCCAACGAGAACCGTCGTATCCACCACCGCTTAGTGCAAATAATGTATCACCGCTGCCTGTGGCTGTTGGGGTTGCACTTGTGCCGCGGCTACCTTCCATCAAGATTGCTGGAGTAGCTGGTGTTGTTGCACCGCCACCTGGACGATTTTGTCCATAACCACGCAAAATAACTTCTGGACGCAGACCTGCTGTGAAGTTGCTGACAACCATTGCTGGTGTTTGTGTGTTGGCTGCACGGATCAATGCTTGTCCGTTGGCATCTAAGGGGAAGCCACCTGATGAAACTAAATCTTGTGTGACTACGCTGTTGAATACTACATTACTAGTAGTGTTTAATGTTTGATCAAAAGTTGAACCGCCGCCAGTTGGTGGACCGTAGGTAAGTTCACGTGTGCTGGTATTGTAATAAAGAACATTTGTACTGGTGCTTGAAGCAATGTTTTTAATGAAGGTTCCTGCTTCACTCATTTTAAGTTTAGGTTCGCCAGCACTTTCACCAATGAATACAGTGTTTGAAACGCCGTTAGTAAGTGATGAAAAACCATAACCAATGAATGTGTTGTAATCACCTGTGCCAAGATTTTGACCAGCACTAAATCCCAATGCAGTGTTGCCTGTGCCGCTGGCAGAGCTAAGTGCAGAATGACCAACTGCGGTATTGTAATTGGTAGATTGAACACCAGCTAAAGTATTCAAACCAACAGCTACGTTGTAATCACCTGTGTTTAATAAACCTAAGGCATCGTCACCTACACCAATGTTAAAACTTGAGCCGCCAGTTGCAGATGCTAACGCATTGCCAACAGCAATATTACTACTAACGCCTCCTCGTGCTCCAACATATGTTTGATTGATCTCACCACTCATTGTAATATTTGTGACGGTGAGGTTTGCAAAAGTCACTGAGCTTGTGGTAAACAATAGTTGATCTGTGACAGTTGACGCACCGCCACCGCCACCAACAGCAATACCGCCTACTGTGCTTCCGTCACCAACAAAAAGTTCTTTTGTGTCAGTGGTCCAAACAGGCTCGCCCATTGCTGGAACATAGTTGCTGACTGTTGCGGCAGAACTTCTACGCAGTTGTAGTGGGGGAATATCTAAATCATTTGGGTAAATTGGCATAATCTTTTGTCCTTAAATTAAACCCTGGTCGTATCCACGCCAGGCGGTGCGTTGAATTGTGTCATCGCTAAACTTTACGTTGGCTGGGAAGAACGCGGCTCCCGTTCCACTGAAATCATAATAAGCACTAGCCTGTATTTGGCTGTTGTAAATGTCACTGCCAACAACCAATTCAGGTGTTTGAATTAGCACCTGTGCTGTGCTGGTATTTGGTGTTGTAATTACCACTGAAGTTGCTGTCACTGTGACATAACTTTGTGTGGTAGCTTGTAGGGTTGCTGATTCAGAACCCAAAGTAAGTTTGTTTAGAGCATTGGCCTGTAGATCAACACTGGCGGTGCCCAACAACAATTTACTATTAGGATATGTGGCATTGTAGCGAATAGCATATCCGTTGGTCTCCATGTCTTCTGACAGGTTGATATTGCCATAGGCGTTAGAAGAATTTACATTTAGTACAGCATTAGCATCAATGCTCAATGTAGTGCCTACTTGAATAATACCTGGTCTGGTTGTAGTTGCTGTGTTTACGCTGAGAGCACCTGCGGCAACTGTCAACCCAAAGCCTGGTTTAACAACACCTAATGTAGTGGCACCTGCTTCTAATACGTCTATTACACCATTACCGTCAATGACTAGATTAGCACCAACTCTAACTACACCTGGTGTTCCAACATTGACAGGAACTCCTTTGGTAGCAAACGGAACTGAAATATCACCAGTTGTGGTATTGATAGTAATAGGACCTGCAGCAGGTATTCTTACTCCACCTAGATGCACATCAGTGGCAATAGGCAATGTGATATCAATCAATGCAGGAGCCAGTGTGGCTGTGTTTACACTTAGTACACCTGTGCTTGAATTGATACTTAGATATTCACCAACTTTGATACCACCTAACACAGTGTCTGTGGCAGTGTTCAATGTGTAGCTAAAACTTTGTGCTAGAACAGGACCTAATGTTGCTGTGTTGACACTAAGAACATCAGTGGTGGTGTTGATAGTTAGATATTCACCAACTACAACTCCGCCTAATGTGCTGGTTGTCGCACCACTTACTGAAAATACTCCAGTTGACGAATTGATTTCAAAACCATTGCCAACTTTGATACCACCTAATGTGCTGGTTGAAGCAATGGGCAGTATGTAAGAAAATTCGTTTAAGGCTGGACCTAATGTTGCTGTGTTGACACTGAGTAAGTAGGTTTCTGTATTGATAGTTAGGAAATCTCCAACCATAATACCACCAATACTGCTAGTGCTGGCAGAAACAACATCAACCTCTTTGCCATTTCTTACATAACCAAGTCCACGACCAATTTGAATAATGCCCATCTGTCCTGGGAATGCACCTATTACACCTTGAGTCTGTTCTATTCCCAAGAAGCCATTGCTTACACTAAATGGATTAGAGACTTTAATGCCACCAATAGTTGATGTAGTGGCAGTTAGTAGACTAACAACAGTGGCACCATCTATGTTAGTAGATGTTGAAATACCTGTGCCTGCAACCACACGCATCGCGGCACTGATACCAGTGTCCTGTGTTGATCCGTCTGGGAAACGGAAACCTTTATTCACATTGATGAATGTTGATGTGTTAGTATCAAAATTGTAGCCAACTAAGTTTGCTGAATGACTAATGTAAGTATCACTGTAGAAATTAGCAGGAGCAACTACGTCTAAAATATTAGTTGTGGTAGTTTTACCTGTTAGTCGTGTGCCACCCGCAATGTTGACTGCACCGCCACTTTGCGTTAAAGCACCTACAATAGTAGTAGCTTTTAGATTAGTGGCTGCATTGGCATTTAAGACTCCATTTGCAGTTAAAGTATCACTGGCTGTTAGTGTAGTGACATTAGTGGCTGTGGCAGTTAGTCTGCCTAGTGTGCTGGCACCTGTGACATTTAAGGTGCCACCAATACTAGCATTACCTGATACTGAAAGATTACCATTTACAGAATTAGCACCATTGACAGTCAGTGAGCTGGCCATTGTCACTGTGTTGTAGAATAATGTGCTTCCTTTAACTCTAATATTGCCCAGTGCTGTGGCCCCATCTACAGCATCAAATTTAATGAATGATTTGAATGTGCTGGTATTGTTGCCTAATTGTGTAGCACCACTACCTATGGTCAGTTGCGGATTAGGATCACCTGTGGCAGCACCAGTGACAATGTTGTAGCCCACAGTCTGTAGGTCTTCACTCAATTCCCAGAATGTCAATTCACCTAAGTTTACCCAGGCTGCATCAGTGGTTCCGTTGGTGTAAAGAACTTGTCCGTATGTGCCTTTGTTCTGTGGATATTGCAATCCATTGATTGCAAATGTACCAGTTGAACTGTTGCTTCCAACATTGAGAATGTTGAAAGTGGCAGTTGAGCCAACTGAAAGTGTGTTGGTAATTGTAAGATACGCACGAGGCCATTCATTGAATATGAATAGTATCCAGCTTGAGGTATCATTAGGCGGCGGCGTTGAACTTTCTACATAACTGTCAGATTCAACTCCGCAGATGTAAGTTGAATATTGATATTGAACAACATCATTTCTGTAATATCTGTCTCCACTGACCCAGTCTCCTAAAAACTTATTAGCAAATTCAAATCCACTGCCATCTGCAGTAAAATTAAATGTTGGGGTAATGTTAGTGACAGTAAAATTAGGAGTAATGTTAGTGACAGTGAACAAATAATCGTCAGCACTTACAGTGAAATCATATGAGATTTCTGTAGCTGAGACAATGTAATTTGTTGAGGTAACTTCTACTGTAATCATTGTAGATCTCCTAAATTAGGCTGCAACAATGCTTACAAAGTTGGTATTTGTTAAAGTGGTTGGATCTCGTGGAAGAACGCCTGGCTCCCAAGCTAGTATTTTTGCAATACGGTGAATATTAGTAACTGGAGGATTTGCGGCATTAGTCCATGCTAAACTCATAACCAGTAAAGGAACATTAGCACGAGCATCAGGAAGAATACCATTGGCTTCTGGATACAGTCCACCAGGATGTGTTACGTTTACTGTGCCAGCCCCAGAACTGGTTACTGCAATAAATGAACTTGTTGAAACAACACCACTGGGGAAATAACCAATGACTGCACTTTCTGCAAAGTTGGGCTCGCCGTCTCTAGTGTAAGCAATCTGATCAACTACCACTGTTTGGTAGTCAAGTTTGAATGTCCAACCTGCAATGCTTTGATTAAAATCGTATGCGTAGGTTTTTTGTGTGGAAGGAAAAATACTTTCTACTTTCACATTATCAGGGCCGCCAAGCCACTGACCAAGGGTTAAAACGCCAGCCATATGTTGTTCTCCAATAAGTTGTAAAATGGCCAGCGTGAGCACTGGT